CTCAACATTTGGCACACCTGCGTCAGGTGGCTTCGGTTCCACCAGCGGTGGTTTTGGATCAACAGCACCTTCGACACCAAGTAGCTTTGGCGGAGGCGGCTTTGGAAGCACACCTGCATCGACAGCAACAACACCAGCAGTAAACGCAAGCGGGAAGAAAGTTATTCCAACTTTCGACCAACCAGCACTATAAGGAAAATATTATGAAAAAGTTTTTAATTGCACTAAACGTTGTAATATGGAGCATTGTATGTTTCGAAGTAGCACACGCAGAGCCAGCAAAAAAGCCGGCGGCTGTTAAAAAAGAAGTTAAGCATCATAAAAAAGCAGAAGGCACACAAGTAGCAGGTACTAAACCAGATACAGTGGCTCCTAAAAAGAAAAAGTAATAACTCAAACTCTTGACAGGCTCCACTTAAGATAGTATAATTACTATTATTAATTGGAGCCTTTTTTACGACTATGACTGATTATTACCAAACCCTAGGTGTTAGCGAGGGTGCTAGCCCAGATGAAATTAAAAAAGCCTATAGAAAATTGGCTAATCAGCATCACCCCGATAAGGGAGGAGATCAAGCCAAATTTAAAGATATAAGTGTTGCATACGATACATTAGGCAACGATCAAAAACGTGCTGAATACGACCAACAGCGACAATTCGGTAACGGACAACAATTCCATTTCCATACTGGTAATCCGTTTGGTGGTGCAGATCCATTCGCTCATATGTTTGGCGGCGGACACCCATTTGGAGATATTTTCGGACAAATGCGGGGCGGCCATCTCCGCCGTAACAGAGATTTAAATATCCAATGTACCGTTAGTTTTATTGACAGTTACACAGGAAAACAATTAGAAGCTAACTATCAACTACCTAGCGGCAGGAATCAAAATGTAGTAATCAATGTTCCGCCCGGAGTTAATCACGGTGACACTATTAGATATAGCGGTCTCGGTGACGACAGTGTTCCCGGGGCGCCTCGTGGAAATCTAAATGTTACTATTTTAGTAACTTCTGATCCTGTATATCGTAGACAAAATGATGACGTATATTTTACAATTAATATTACACCAATTGAAGCCATGATCGGTTGTAGGAAAACTGTTAAAACACTATCTGGACAAGTAATGGATTTAGACATTCGTCCCGGAGTTGAGTCAGGTACCGAGTACGCATCAAGCGGGCACGGATTTCCAAATGTAAACACTGGACATAGAGGTCGGTTTGTATCTCTAGTAAATATTAAAACTCCATCAATAACTGTACCGGACTTAGTAGAAAAACTAAGAGCGTTAGATGCTGAAATTAGTCGCAGAGTTTGATCCAATATTAAAACAAAAAGCTGAGAATTGGGATTTTAAAAATAACTCCAATGCCGCAGATATCGAACGAGAAATGCTTGAGCTTATGAAGGCTAGAAACGGTATTGGACTTGCCGCTAACCAAGTTGGATTACTACACAGAGTATTTGTTATGCAAACACAGGACGGAAGAGAGTTTAGTTGTTTTAATCCCTATGTTCTCCAGGGTGATAACAATTTTGTTGAAGAAAGGGAAGGCTGTCTAAGTTTTCCCGATCTATGGCTCAAAATTAAACGGCATAACAAAATTACTGCCGCATATCTTGACAATACAGGAAAACAATGTATAATAGAACTTGAAGGCATTGATGCTAGATGTTTCCAACACGAATTGGATCATTTAGATGGTATTACATTTACAGAATATGTAAGTGATTTAAAATTACAAATGGCACGTAGAAAACAAAGGAAATTAAATGGTTGAACCAAGCGACAACTTACAAGCAGTATTTGAAAAAGCTATTGATACTGCTAAAAAGTTACATCACGAATATCTAACGATAGAGCATTTGCTATGTGCTATGTTAATGGAAGAAAATTTTAGATCATGCCTAGAAGAGTTTGGTGCAAAACCTAATCAATTAAAAGATCATCTCACTGACTATCTGCAAAATAAATGCGGAGAAATAACAGTTGAAGATGTAGTAGTGAAACCTAAAAAAACTCAAAGTGTAGAACGTGTGCTTAATCGTGCATTTACACAGGTCTTGTTTAACGGTCGTCAGCGCATTGAACCGACAGATATTTTTCTAGCTATGATGGGCGAAAAGCGTAGTTGGGTGTATTACTTTATTACGCTAGCAGAAATTGATAAAGATAAGTTTGCCGCATTTTTAAATAATGCTGTAGAAAATGATGACGAAGAAACTGAAGCAGTGGGTCAAAGTAGCAAAGCATTAAACGCATATACTACAAATTTAAACGATCAAGTTAAAAAAAGTAAAATTGACCCGGTTATTGGTCGTGTAGACGAATTAGAAAACATAGCACTAGCTATGGGTCGACGTGGCAAGAACAACGTAATCCTTGTAGGCGATCCTGGTGTAGGTAAGACGGCCATAGCCGAAGGTCTTGCCTACAACATAGTTAAGGGCGCAGTTCCAGACTTCCTCAAGGATTATACTGTTTATAATTTAGATATTAGTGCGATGCTTGCCGGTAGCAAATATCGTGGAGACTTTGAAGAACGCTTTAAGATGATTCTTAAGATATTAACTAAAAAAGGTAAGACTATTTTATTCATCGATGAAGCACATATGATTAGTGGTGCAGGATCAGCAGGCAATTCGTCTAACGATCTCGCTAATATGATGAAACCGGCACTGAGCAAAGGTAACATTAAAGTTATTGCTAGCACTACGTGGGAAGAATATCGCAAGCACTTTGAAAAGGATCGTGCGTTGATGCGCCGTTTCCAACGTATCACAGTTGACGAGCCAAGTAATGAAGTTACTTTACAAATTCTTAAAGGTATTAAAAAATACTACGAAGGATTTCATAACGTTAAAATCCGTAATGATGCACTAACAACTGCTGTGAAATTATCAGTCAAATATCAGACAGATAAAAAATTACCTGATAAAGCGATTGATTTAATTGATCTAGCATGTTCACGTTTTAATCTTAAACTTGCCGATGAACGCATTATAGGTGAAAGAGAAATCCAGTTTGAACTTGCTAAGATGGTACAAATGCCCGAAGATAAGATCATGGAAACTGAAAGTAACACCATGTCATCGTTAGAAGATAACATTAAACAAGAAGTATTTGGTCAAGATATTGCTGTTACAGAAATTGTAGATCGAATCATTGTTGCCCAAGCGGGTCTCAAATCCGAAAACAAACCTATTGGATCATTTGTATTCATGGGCCCAACAGGAACTGGTAAGACTGAAACTGCCAAGTCTCTTGCTAAACACTTAGGTGTTAAACTACTACGCTTTGATATGAGTGAATATCAAGAAAAGCATAGTATTTCTAAGCTAATTGGTAGCCCTCCAGGATATGTTGGATTTGAAGAAAATGCCGGCTTGTTGATTACACAAGTTCAAGAGAATCCCAATGCTGTTCTATTGTTCGACGAAGTAGAAAAATCGCATCCTGATGTTAGCACAGTACTGTTACAAATGATGGATAACGGTTTCATTACTGGATCAAATGGTAAGAAAGCAGATTGTCGTAACTTGGTATTAATTCTTACTACTAACGCTGGTGCTAACGAGGCTGAAAAGAACGCAATTGGATTCGGTTCACAAGATAAGGAATATTCAGATAAGGATCTAAAGAAATTCTTTACTCCAGAATTCCGTAATCGTCTAGATGCTATTATTACGTTTAATAAACTACACCGCGATACTATTATCAAAGTTGTTGAGAAATTTATTGAAGAATTGCGTGTTCAAGTTAAAGACAAAAATGTTAAAATTAAACTCGACAAAGAAGCTATTAATTGGTTTGTTGACAACGGGTTTGATAGTAAGATGGGTGCTCGTCCGTTACAACGTGTTATTGACAAGGAAATTAAACGTGTCCTTGCCAAGATGATGTTGTTTGGCGAGTTACGTGGTGGCGGTTGGTTGTATATAAGTGTTGTTGATAACAAGATTGTGTTAACTGCTAAATCAAAAACTGTTGACCTACCGTTACTAACTGTAGAGGATACAGCCGAGCATGTTGATCAAGAAAACTAACCGACTGTTCAACAACAAGTATCAATATAAAATTGTATTGGTAGTTGCTGGTGCCGCTTATTTCAGAGATCGAGATATTGTTAATGTATATCAAGGTCTTGAGCAGATCGACCTAGATCAAGATAAGCTCAAATTAGGGCATAGACAAAGTTCTATCAAACACAAAGAAGATTTAGACTATGCCCTAAAACTTCAACATGTTCTTTCAACAATGAAAGACTACGATATTCGTATAGAAATTCCATGGATCAGTATCTATGCTAATGATAAAAACGATGTAGATCGACTGATAAATCTAGATAGTGATAAAGTAAAATATGTATGCGAACCTCCTGCTAACCAAGTATTAAGTAAAGATACAATCATTTTAAACAAGATCAATCACGATTATCGAATAACATTAGGCAAGACTTCGCAGGATCATACTGCATTTATTGACTGGGCTAGCACTAATAAGAAACTCAAGCTAACTAAAGGTTGTATTAAAGAACTATCTAAATCACGTAGTTGGGGCGGAACTTACTTCTATGTCACGGGCGAAAACAACTTGCTCATGGCTAAAATGCACTTAGGCGACGCTATAAACAAAATCGATCGTATTGTCAAAGCCCTGTAAAAGCGATAAATACTCTAACTGCAGAGGTTTCTGCTGATTTATTAATTTGGGCTTAAAAATGCGTATACAAGAACTACTAGAAGGAAAATTTTTTAACGATTTAGATTACGTCAAACACGGTGAGAACGGTCGTGAACTTGACTATGATCTAATTGAAGATTTATCCTATTTCATGCACAATGACGATCATGCTTATCGTCGTCATACTCACCCGATAGTAGTAAAAGGTATTGACAGCCTAAAGCATCATAAAAAAGTTGGTGCTAGTATTTTTGAGCCGGCTGTAAAAGAATGTTATAAAATGTACATTCGTCAATATCCTATACGCGAACTACCGGACGAGTTAGATGAAGAGACTTGCAAGAAAGTATGCGATAAACTACATGAAGAGTTAAAACAGCATACCGAAGAAGGCAAATACAAGGATTAATTGTGCGATTACGTGAGCTTTTTATTCGCGAAGCCAAGCCAGCTGATGATAGTATGGAAAAATATGGGCGGGCGTTTAATCATCCCGAACATTTAGTGTTCTTCAAAGGTAGTAAAGGTACAATAGAAGCATTAAATCATTTTAAAGAAATAGCTACCGAAGAAAATGGTGCTACTACTGTTAGAGGCAAGTGGGACGGCAATCCTCAAATCTACTGGGGTAGAGAACATAAAGGTGGTCCGCTAATCCTAGCAGGTCATAATCAATGGTCACGCGGTATTAAAGGCGACAGCAAAGAAGCAGTATACGACTTTATTGCCAATCAAAGTGGCAAAGCAACAACCCCTAAAGAAGTTAAAGAACGTCAACAGTTTGCTATTAATTTTAGCAACCTATATCCGTTATTTGATGCCGCAACACCTAAGGACTTTGTAGGGTTTGTCTATGCAGATGCATTGTTTGGCGTTGATCCTAAATTTAATAAACAATTAATTCCAATGGATGGTTATCCAAAAGGTGTATGGACGTTTGCTCCTAATCCAAATAGTAATACAAGATATTATGTAGATGCCGATACTACTGACAAGAGTAAGTTAGGAGCTCGTATTGCACACGCTAAGGTTATGGTAGTAGGCCATGCTAAGTTTGATAGATATGGTGCCGGGGATAAAGAACAACACCCTACCGATGACTTTAGCATGTTTAATGGTAACCCAGGATTGATAGTACAAGGTCCTATATATACTAGCAAGGGCAGTGGTCAAGACACTACAGAGATCGATGCTATGATTGATCAAGTAACTGATGAAGTATCAGGAGTCGGTGCTAATCTAGATGCGTTTATTGCCAGCTTACCTGATCCAGATAAGAATGGGATATTCTATCCGTTCTTCAATGCCATGAGCGGACTGCATGCTAGGAATGAGCAGGCATTTGATAGCATTACTGCTGGCACATTCACGGGCTGGATGCTTAAGAAGGGTGTAAGTAAACCTAAACAAGCTCATATTATTCAAATGATCAAGACCTATCCTGGTGCATTTGATTCAATGCTACAATTGATCAAAGATATAAGAAATATGAAAGATCAAGTAGTTGCCGCATATAAATCACACGGTCGACCAGAAATATGGGACTCCGATGGCGAAGGTTATGTTAGATACGCTAATCCTGAAAAGCATAAATATGGTAATATAAAGATAGTACCAACAACTTGGGCACCGGGCAGAAAAGAATCATGAATTTAAGAGAATTATTCGAAGTTAATTTAGCTGGAGTGCTAGGAAACCCTGTTAGAGGTAAAATAGCCAGATCAGCCGCTGCCGACTCAGAGAGAGAAGTAGGTACTATATCTGCATCAAGAGCTAAATCACAAGTTCAATCGGCTGCTAAGGCACAGGAAAAAGAAGAAACTCATAACACTACTGCGGCATTTTGCTTTGGTCGTTTTAACCCTGCGCATCAAGGGCATGCTAAGGTATGGGAAGCTGTTGCCAATGCCGGACAACATTGGTACATTGGCACTAATCCTACTACTATAGGTCCTGACGATCCCCTACCGTTTAATATCAAAACAGCTTGGATGACAGCAATTGATCCTAAAATTAAAGGACACATACTAGGCGAGAAAAGTGTTGTTACTCTTGCAAGCGAAATATACAAACAGGTTGGCGAGGATGCTCTAGTATCCTATGTTACAGATGCCAAAGACTGGGAATGGAGTGGCAAACTACTACACAGCTACAATGGTAAAGCGGGCCCACACGGTTATTATAATTTTAAAACTCCAATCCGTCATGTAGAAAGCCCCCGTGTAACTAGTGCTAGCGATCTACGTGCGGCGGCTCGTGCTGGCAATGAAAAATTATTTTATCAGTTGTCAGGAACAGAACCGAGTCTAACAGTACATGGTAAAACTTATTTTGAAACTGTAGCAGAAGCATGTGGACAACACCCTGAAAAAATTAAACGTTCCAAGAACGAAAAAAATACTCGCGAAGATGCCGCGGGAGTAGGCACTATTACTGATCAGAATTCTACAGTAGACGTTAACAAAAGTACGCCAGGAAAGAATTTACGAGCATTTAATCTGATTAAAGAAGTTAATGCAAAGATAAGAGAAGGTAAAGTTACACAGCGTCATCCAGACCACGATTCAGTATCACAAGGTGTTCATAGATCGCGTGATGTGGGCGGTTACGATCGTGTGTATCATATGAATCGTATTATGATGGCTATGGCTATGGCTGATGGTAAAGATACTAAGCCGGTCGATAGTCCAGCAGAAACATGGGCTGAAAAGTATAATACACATCATCCGTATACTGAAGTAGAATATAATATGGTTTTATCCGCTTTTAAAACTGTACCGAGTGATCAACAAGAAGTAAGTCCATTTAGTAAAAGCAAAGAACCAGACGACACCCATAAGATCAGTCCGGTAGCGCAACGTAAACGTAATAGGCACGGTGTATAATATGAGAGCTAAAGAATTCGTCATAGAAGCTAAGATTGATAAGACTCGTAATGAGGTTAAACCTATTATAAAATCTCTATCTAAAGAAGTTAAAGACGCTAAGAACACACAGTCTATTGCTCCATATAAAACTAAAACATTTAAAACTGGTAAGCATGGTGAGCCAACTGGTATTCATCATTATGACCTACACAATCAAACGCAAGATGCGGATGAATATGGTAGTGAACGCGGAGACATTCCTATCGAAGCACAGGCAGCTATGCCCGGAGCTCTTAGTGTACCAGATCTAGCTAGCGATTTCTATGGTGTGTATCGTATGGGCATGGCTATTGCCGCTGGAGATCTCAATGTTGCGTCAGCTGATAACTTTGGTAAGCATCCGTTTGTTATGCCATTTGCTCCCGAAGAGCATGCTAGTGTGATAAAAAATATCAAGCGTACAGGACATAAAGTTAAACAAAGAACTACTCCCCAAAGTTTAGAACTATCAACTAATAATGTAGTTAGCCCTGTGGCTAATAAGAAACGTAACAAGTACGGTATATAATGGAAAATAACAAATATCATCTAGCACTTAAAACTGCATTTGCCAGCGAATTTAGTTTTTATCTAAAAGCACATAACTTTCATTGGAACGTAGAAGGTCCTTTGTTTGCTCAGTTGCATGAATTATTTCAAACCATATACGAAGAAGTATACGGTGCCATAGATCCGTTTGCCGAACACCTACGTGCTTTACAGATCTATACTCCGGCTAGTCTACAAAAATTCAGTATGTTGTCCACAGTTCAAGATGAAAATGATGTACCTGAGTGGTCTGGTATGTTAAAAGAACTATTAGCAGACAGCGAAAAGATGGCTAACATATTCCGTATAACTTTTGACATGGCTGAAAGTGCTGGCGATCATGGATTGAGTAATTTTCTAGCTGATCGTCAAGATGCACATAAGAAACACAGCTGGATGTTACGAGCGAGCCTTAAATAATGGATGATCTATCACGTCTTAAGAAACTAGCGGGCATTACAGAGTTTAAAGGTCTGCAACCTTACGGCGGAAGTAACATTAGTATAACTGGTACAGAGAAAAGAATTATAGAACGTGAACAGAACATACAACCAGGAACCGAAGAATGGTTTAAGTTATGGTTTAGTTTACCCAAGTTTATGGGTGGTGAACCAGCGTACATTCCCGGTAGTCCAGGATTTAGGAATAGAAAATGAAGATGTCCGATTTGTTAAATGAAGATGTAGGCGGCGATTCGTCTGACAGCGGAATTGGACAGGGTAATACTGGAAGTAGTATAGCCGCTAACAAGGGGAAAATACATCCACATCATAATGCCGCTATTAAAAATCTAGCACATTTTCCAGGTCTGCCTGGACATTATTATGATATGTATAGATTTGGGGTACACATGGCCGGGGCTCATAATGATCCAGCACCAGCAGGGCCGGCTGCCAACGAACTTATGACTGCGGCCTATACTGAAGCAGATGCAGAAATTATTAATAATAGTCGTAAAGCAATGGGGTTAAAAATTGGTATGTTATCAAGTTCTGAAAGTAAGGAACCTGAAGAAACAAACATAACTAGTCCTATAGCTAATAAAAAACGTAACAGATACGGAGTTTAATATGAGGATTAAAGAGTTATTAGAAAATAGACACGGGTATGACGACAGCGGTATGAGTCTTGCTCCTGGAAATGACGAAGGCGAAGATTCATGGGATTACAGTGCGGCACATGACAGGATTGGTGCTGGCGATCCTCGTAGACATCGCCAATATTCAAAGCAAGCTGATGTGCCACATGATGTACATATCAACGGTAAAAAGTGGAAAACATTTGGATCACACGGTCACGCTAGCAATGTTGCTAAAAAGATCAAGGGCGCAACTGTACATAAATCATTAGAAGAATCAGCTACAGCGGGAGCAACAAGTTCAGCTAATATAGCCACAGTAGTAAACCCTGATTATGCTAATAATGCTAACAATAAGCCTGTAAAAAGCGTTAATGCACTAGATCAAGACGAAGTTAGCTTGTTTGGTGCGCCAATGGAAAACATAAAAAATGCGTCAGGTAAGAAAGCCTCTATAATCAAAAGACGCTAAATATATATAGAAAACGGAGTATACTCATGCCATCAGAATTAGACCAAATGAATCAAGGAATGGATCAAGACCCAACAATGGGATTAGATTCACCAGAACAAACCATCGGATTACACGGCGGTGAAGCGGATAGAGAAGGCGAAATGGCCAAGATCGATCTACAGAAAATTGCATCATACGCACAAAAGTTAGACGAAAAAATGCAAGACGAAGACCAGCTAGAAGCCTGGGTACAGAAAAAGATCGCAGTTTCAGCAGAAAATCTAGCATCAGTTTATCATTATCTAGCTTATGAAATGCAAATCAATGAATATGCAGAAATGCTAAAGAATACTGGTATGCTAAGTGAAGGTCAGCAAAGTGCTCCGTTAATCCGTAAAATCATGGAAGCTAAAAAGAAAGTTGCAGAGCTAAAGAAAGCACAAGCTGAAAAAGTAAAGGCCGGCAAACAAGAAAAGATGGACGAAAGTATGATGGAACCATGCTCAGCTTGCGGTGGTCACGGTCATGTTGAGAAGCGTATTCCAGAAGAAGTTAAAGCTAAAGCTGAAAAATATAATCGTTTAACCAAGGCTATGAAAGCCGCACACAAGCGTTTAGATGCTAATCATAACGGTATTCCAGATGATGAAGAACTAGAAGAAGCTAATTTTGACGGCGAACGTGGTGGCGATCAAGACACATCTAGCAAGTTTAACAAACAAAAAACATCAACCGGAACACGTTATACACGCAAGTCGAGCACGTTTAGCGATGAGCATGATGGCGGATCAGGTATAAAGAGCCATGCTAAATCAAAGTCGGCTGCTGAAAAGAAATCACAAGCTCCGGAACAAAAACAATCTCCTAAAAGTGCTAAGACATGGGGCATGAAAGGCGGTGAAAAGTTTGACAATCGAGACAAGGAAAAATCAGTTAATGAAGCTAAAATGACTGCTGGTCAAAAAGCTCATCACCATGCTCACATGTATGCTGATTGCCATAAGAAAGGTCAACTAGAAATGGCTATGCATCACCTAGAAGAATGTGAAGCATGTGGTGGTAAGATACATCACGGTGCTATGGGTGAGTGCTATCATACACATCCAGAAATGAACAATGGACAAATGTATGAATGCGGCACTAAGTCTATCATGCCATCTACTATGTACGAAGCTAAGAAATGCTGTTGCGAAACTAAGGGCAAAGAAAAATGTCCAGTACACAGTCCAAAAAAGATGGATGAGGCTAAACCAACAAAATTTGATAAATCCCAATACGACGGCGATAGAGAAGAGCCAGCTGATAGTAAATCAAAGCCTCACCCAAAAGGTCATTTGAATAAAATGCTACGTAAAAAATTGGGTGAGCCTGAAAAGAAAGTTGATGAGTCTAAACCAAGTGCAGGACTAAGTGCCGCTAAGAAATCTGCCGTTGTAAAGAAAGCTAAGGCCGGTGGAGACATTGGTAAGCCAGGTAAGAGTTTTGACAAGGTAGCCAAGGCTGCTGGTGGTGGTGAGAAAGGTGAGAAGATTGCCGCAGCCGCTATGTGGAAAAACATGAAAGAAACTGTTGCTTACATCGCTGAAAAAGCAAAAGCTACTAAAGACTTGCCAGGCAAGCAAGAGAAATTAGATGTTAACCATAATGGCAAAATTGATGGCGATGACTTGGCTAAACTACGTGCTGGTAAAAAAGAAGCTACTAAAGAAAGTTCTGAAGTATCACGTTTGAAAGAAGTAACTGGACGTTTGAATGTTTTTGATAAGCCAGGACATATTAACGAAAGCTCAGATGTTAATCAGATCCGTGCATTAACGCAACGCCTATTGGGATAATACTATGGGCATAGCATACGATCTACTAAGAGAGTTTGTAGAGCAAGGTATAATAGAGGCTCTTGACAATGATCAAGATTTAGCCGCATACTATACCTCTGCACTAACTCGATTATTAACTCAAGCTACTGAACCTTGGGAAAAAATCCAACTTCAAAAACGTATCGAAGCAGTCGGCAATGGTGACCTACCAAGATCTGCTAACGGTGGACCTATACCTATATTACCCCCTAAAGAATGGGAAGCCAAAACAAGTCCTAAAATTATTGCCAGAATAGTCGGTAAAGATGGCATGAGTCCAGAGTATCTAAAGACACACGGGTCAATATTAGATCGTACTCTTGATTTTATTGGACTTGAAGACTGGAATCCTGAGCAGGCAAAACTAGATCGTTTACAAGCTCTACGAGATAAACAACACCCAGCATTAAATGTTCGAGGTGAACTAAGTCCCGAAGAAGAACGCGAATATCAAAAACTTCAACGTGATTTAAAAGGCAATGATGATGCTAAATCAATAGATCCAGATATCGATAAACCGTTACATACTGGGGGCAGTAGTGCTAGTCTAACAGGTATGTGGTCAGTTCCTGATCCTGTAGACCTTGACGAAGATGCTACCAATGTTGGAGACTTTAGCGGGTCAAGAGGCCAAGTAGAAATATTTCTAACATACAGTAGTGGCCTATACAATCCCAGCACACTAACCCCTATTGCAATCACTCCAACTTTATCATTGACTCCTACAAGTACACCTTATAAGCAAGGCGAAGATATGAATGCATGGATTATGTCAAATCTAAAAGCGGCCAATGCAAAGTTACCTAAAGAGTTACAAGTTAGTGATGATAAGTTAAGCCAATTAGGCGGTCTAACAAAATATGTTCCACATGCCGATCCTGAAAATTTATCAAATTTACAAGGACAACTTGCCGATGCTAAAAGCAAAGGTTATGGTCCAGATGTAACTGATACACTGCAAGCCCAGATCAATTCAACATCACCGATGCAAGAAAGTTTAGATAGAATTAAATCTTTAACAAGTCGTCTACTAAAAGGTTAATACTATGGACATGAAACGTATTCTACAAGCGATGGACAGTGTTCCTACTAAGCCAGTAGAAGGCATTTCAAACATGGCTAAGTTTTTATCAGTTGTAGATAAAAATGCAGATGTTCAAATATTACAAGAAGCCAAAAATCCTCACAAAGTAACATTGCCAGTACAGATGGCAATGCAACATTATCAACAACCTGAAGTTCAATCTAAGCCTATTCCAGAAAAGAAGGTTAGTATTCTCAAAGGTTACTATCAATCAGTTGAGGAAGAAATTGCAGAAGAACAAACTAATAAGCGTCAATTAATTAATCAATACGCTAGTACTATTGCAGAACGTGTATTGATGAAAGAAAACGCTAATCCTGCACAACCAGCTGCCATTGCCATTGCCAAGAGAAAATCTGGCAAATATAATAAGGATGGCAAGCGTATAAGAGAAAATGAAATCCCGGGGCATAGTATGGGATTCACTGGCGGAGTTGGTCCGGGTATAGGTAACTATAAAGTAGATGAAAATCCACTTGTTGATTTTAATAAAGATGACCCTATTAAAACAGGTGTTCAGCTTCCTGGACTTAATCCTGGAACAATTGAATATCGTATAATGCGAGCCCGTGGTCAAATTAAAGACTTAGCAAGACGTGTGGATAGTAATGAACTAATAGTATGGGAAAGTATTGCACGACAGTTTCCGGAACTAGCTGATAATATGCGATTAATTGAACACGGTATCCAGGAACTAGCAAAAAAGCGTAAGAAAGGTGGACGAGGAGTCCATAACATAGATAAACATATCGGCGAAACAGCTTCTATCAAAGCAACTAACGCTAGAATTAAAGAATCAAAAAAAAAGACTTTAAAAAATAGTAATCCTTGCTGGAAGGGCTATCATCCAGTAGGTACTAAAAAGAAAGCAGGCCGTACAGTTCCTAATTGTGTGCCTAGAGAATCAATCAACGAAGTCAATCTAGGTAGCGAACTCAAAACTACCGGTCAATACGTAGCACCAAGTCTAGCACTATTAGGACTTCCTAATATCAGTTTCTTTACTCCAATCGTTAAAGACTTTCCATATTACACCTATTGGGATTTATTAAGTGATATGGGAATTGTAGCGGCTACGTTTGCCGCGGGGACACTTGCGGCTCCTGAAACTCTAGGTGCTAGCGAGGCTGCCGCTATAGTGGCTGCCGCTCCTCGTATTACTCGAATGATTAAAGTAGCAGAAGTTGTAATCAAGAGTATAAGATTATTTGTTCCTGATATGCCTAGTATCGTAAAAGCTGTTAGACAAATAGCTAAAATGAATCCAGGCGAACTAACGCAATTCATTAAAATAGCAAGTACTACTGGCGTCCAATCCGCATTATTAAATATTGGCATTAACTTTGGTATTAGTAAAGTTTCACCCAAAGACGACACTGCTCAACCCCCTTTAAAATAATTCGAGCAGATAAAAATTTTTATCTGTTGCTTTCAAATGATAATTAGTATATAATAGGCTATAAAGGAGATTTCAATGTCAGGACGCAATTATGGTGCAGAAGAAAAGGCAAAACTAGAAAGATTAATTTCAGAAGGCAGTACAGTACTACGTGAAGTTGAAGATTTAACCGAAGGCTTAAAAGAAACAGTTAAGGCAGTCGCAGAAGAGTTACAAATCAAACCATCAGTAATTAATAAAGCTATTAAGATTGCTCACAAAGGCGATTGGAAAGCTCACAATGCTGATTGGGAAGAGATTGAAGCTATTTTAGATATTACTAAACGTATCTAATAAGTAATAAAGAGAAAGGCCAGCGGGCCATAAACCGCATGTTAGGTATTTGTCAGCCTAAAATGACATAAGGAAAAATATGAGCTATGTAGATGCATGGTTTGACCGCGAGAATGATATCATCAAAGTGGTTGAACGCAACACAAAAGGCGAAAGGGAATTTAGAGATATTCCTGTACGTCATACATTTTATGTAAAAGATCCACGAGGTAAACACACCTCAATTTATGGCGATCCCGTTCAGCGGATCGTTTGCAAAAATACTAAAGAACTTCGTAAAGAAATGGCCATTAATAGTGGCAAGACTATGTACGAAGCAGACATTAATCCAATATTTGTAACCCTTAGTGAAAATTATCTTAATCAAGATGCTCCAAAGTTAAATGTAGCGTTTTTCGATATTGAGGTAGACTTTGATCCAGAACGTGGCTATGCATCACCGGATGATGCGTTTATGCCTATTACTGCGATTGCTGTCTATCTACAATGGTTAGAAACTATGGTGTGTTTGGCTATTCCGCCTAAAGGTCTTAAGATGGAAGAAGCTCAGGAAATGATTAAAGATTTTCCTAATACGTATTTGTTTGATAACGAAGGTGACTTGCTAAACATGTTCTTAGATTTGATCAAAGATGCAGATATTGTTAGCGGATGGAACTCGGAAGGATTTGATATTCCATATACTACTAATCGTGTAACTAAAGTTTTAAGTAAAGACGATACAAGACGCTTCTGTTTATTTGATCAATTTCCTAAACGTAGAGAATACGAAAAGTTTGGACGTGATAGTGTAACTTATGACTACATCGGTCGTGTACACTTAGACTATCTCGAACTATATCGCAAATACACTTACGAAGAACGTCACAGCTACAGACTAGATGCTATTGCCGAATACGAATTGGGCGAACGTAAAACACAATACGAAGGCACGTTAGATCAATTATATAATAATGATTTCCGCACATTTGTTGAATATAACATCAATGACTGTATGCTACTAGAGAAGTTGGATAAGAAACTAAAATTTATCGATCTTGCCAACACACTAGCACATGAAAATACAGTATTGCTTCAAACTACGATGGGTGCGGTAGCTGTAACTGAACAGGCTATTATCAACGAAGCACATCGAAGAGGTATGCAAGTACCTAATCGTCCTAAAATGGACGAGCGTGAGAATAATGCGGCTGCCGGTGCTTATGTTGCCTATCCCAAAGAAGGCATCCACGATTGGATCGGTTCATTAGACATTAATAGTCTATATCCGTCGGCTATTCGTGCCCTAAACATGGGGCCAGAAACTATTGTCGGTCAGTTACGACAAACTATGACTGACGAATATATTGAAACTAAAATGGCAAAAGGCTCCAGCTTCGCGGCGTCATGGGAAGGTATATTTGGTTCGCTAGAGTATACAGCCGTAATGAATCAAGAGATCGGTACCGATATAACTATTGACTGGGAAAACGGTGATACTGATGTGCTTAGTGCCGCGGAAGTATACAGACTAGTGTTTGAAAGCAACCAGCCTTGGACTATTAGTGCGAACGGAACTATTTTTAGTCATGAAACAGAAGGTATCATTCCTGGCTTGTTAAAGCGTTGGTATGCCGAACGTAAAGAGATGCAGGCCAAACTTAAAGAAGCTATCAATGCAGGTAACAAGATTGAAGAAGAATACTGGGACAAGCGTCAGTTGGTTAAGAAGATTAACCTAAATAGTTTGTATGGGGCTATTCTTAATCCCGGTTGTCGTTTCTTTGATAAGCGTATTGGACAATCAACTACACTAACAGGTCGACAAATTGCAAAACATATGGCGGCCAAGGTTAATGAGATTATTGCCGGTGAGTATAATCATACCGGTCGAGCAATTATCTACGGTGATACTGACTCATGTTACTTTAGTGCGTACAAGACACTGCAAAAAGACATAGATGCCGGTCATATACCATGGAGTAAAGAAAACATTGTTCAATTGTATGATCAAATCGGTGAAGAAGTTAACCAAACGTTCCCACAATTTATGTTAGACACATTTCATGTGCCTAAGTCACGGGGTGAAGTTATCAAGGCAGGGCGTGAGATCGTTGGTAGTAAGAGCTTGTTTATTACTAAGAAACGGTATGCTGTCTTGTACTATGACAAAGAAGGCAAACGTGCAGACGTAGATGGAAAGCCTGGCAAGATAAAAGCTATGGGCCTGGACTTAAAGCGTAGTGATACTCCTGAATTTATTCAAAACTTCTTAAGTGATGTACTTGAAATGGTCTTAATTGGTAAGGCTGAACAAGAAGTATTAGATGCAATTAGCGAGTTCCGTATGAAATTCAAATCCAGACCGGGCTGGGAGAAAGGCAGTCCAAAACGTGCTAATAAGATTACAGAATATCAAGCTAAAGAAGTCAAAGCTGGTAAGACTAACATGCCTGGACATGTTCGTGCTAGTATCAATTGGAACACTCTAAAGCGTATGTACGATGACAAGTATAGCATGGCGATTACTGACGGTGCAAAAGTTATCGTATGTAAACTTAAACAGAATCCGCTAGGTTATACAAGCGTTGCTTACCCAGTAGATGAATTGCGTTTACCACAATGGTTCAAAGATCTTCCATTTGATCATGCAGAGATGGAACAAACTATTATTGATAACAAATTAGATAATCTTATCGGAGTACTGAAATGGGATATAACTAGCACCGAAGAGAAAAATACCTTCAATAGCTTATTTGAGTTTTGAAGAGAAAATATATTGACATAGTCATAAAAACCTATATAATAACATAACATGGAGAATTATATGAAAGACTTTTTACAAGATCTAGTAGCACATACACATAGCTTAGGCTTTTTGCCGTTGGTTAAAGTATCGGCAACTGACAAAGAAACAAAAATTGAATCAATGGCTGAAGACCGTTCAGTTATCCTTAATGCTAAAACGCATAATCCTGTGGATAATTTTGAAGGTACATTCGGCATGCCTAATTTAAACAAATTAGATTTACATTTAAAGTGCCCGGAGTACAAAGAAGGTGCCAGTATTACAGTAGTTAAACAACAACGTAATGGGGAAGAAATACCGACAGGAATACATTTCCAGAATAGTACAGGCGATTTTGAAAATGATTATCGTTTTATGAATAGTGAAATTATTAATGAACGACTGAAGTCAGTAAAATTTAAAGGTCAAGGATGGGACGTAGAATTTGCACCAACTGTTGCTAGCATCCAGCGTTTAAAGTTTCAGGCTGCCGCTCATACAGAGGAATCAGTGTTCCAAGTTAGTACAGATAACGGAAACTTGATATTTAAATTTGGTGATGCATCGACACACGCAGGCTCATTCGTATTCCAAGCAGGCGTTAGCGGCAAACTAAAACAAACATGGTCATGGCCTGTGCAACAGATCCAAAGCATATTAGGTCTAAGTGGTGACATTACTATGCGGATTGCAGATGCAGGTGCATTACAAATTACTGTAGACAGCGGCATTGCTGAATACGAATATATCCTGCCAGCGCAGAGCAAATAATGACTGAACTCCATAAACGTACTATACTGCGAGCATTGAGTTATAGGATAGTGGCATTGCTCATAACTGCTATATGGACTGGGTTAAGTGATGCTATTATAATTCACATTATCTTAACTGCTGTACATTATATCATGGAAAGATTTTGGTTAAAAATAAAGTGGGGTAAACTTTGAATCGTAATTTAACTGCTACACAAAACGACTACGCTTACTTTTTGCCAGCTACATCTGGCTTTTATAGTACGTTCATAGGTAAACAACGCTATGGAAACTACGTAGACCCTGCACGTTTACCCGGATCCTTTACTAATGGGGTTGAAGGTTTGAATTATCTTGAACCTGATAAAGGCATGTTTTATTATGATCATTGCTTGTATTCAGCAGGTCATGCTAATTTAGATTTAACCAAACAAGATGATAGTGAAGATATGTTCCGTAATAGAGACCGTACTACTAGCTGGGTGTTAGGTGACTCTGGTGGTTTCCAAATTGGTAAAGGTGTATGGGAAGGTGAATGGAATGATCCAACAGGACAAATAGTAGCACAACGCATGGCAGAAGCAATTGCCAAAGGTATTGAACTAGTTCCACAATTACACCCAACAGGTCATCCTAAGACTGATAAGAATGGTAATCCTAAGTATACTAAAGTTGATCATGTTAAACTTTATCAGGCACAATTAGATGCCGCACAAAAGAAACGTGAACTAGTTTTAAATTGGATGGACGCACTCATGGACTATGGTATGGTGCTAGATATTCCAGCTTGGGTATGCCGCAGTCCAGCTGGTATTAAGGCTACCGGAATCTCAACTTATCAAGAAGCAGTAGAAGCTACAAAGTATAATAATGAATATTTTATCAAACATCGCACAGGTGCTTGCAAGTTCCTAAATGTGTTGCAAGGTGAAAACCATACTGATGCCGAAAATTGGTACGATGAAATGAAAAAATTCTGTGACCCTAAGCAATATGATAAACCATTTAATGGTTGGGCCATGGGTGGGCAGAATATGTGTGACGTTCATCTAGTATTGAAAAGACTAGTAACATTACGGTTTGATGGGCTTCTTGAAAAAGGTCATCAAGACTGGATGCACTTCTTAGGCACCTCTAAATTAGAGTGGGCAGTTCTTTTAACCGATATTCAACGTGCTATTAGGAAATACCATAATGAAAACTTTACCATCTCTTTTGATTGCGCATCGCCATTCCTTGCTACAGCAAATGGACAAATCTACATGGCAACTGAAACCCCGGACGGTGACAAATGGGTCTACCGTATGCAGGCTTCTGCAGACGACAAAAAATATTCAACAGACACAAGACTATTCAAAGATGCAGTAGTCCAAGATAAGATTTTTGATAGATTTGAAACAAGCCCAATTATTGATCAAGTACAAATGAAAGATATTTGTATCTATGCGCCTGGCGATCTAAATAAAGTAGGAAAAGAAGGCCGCACAAGTTGGGATAGTTTTACCTATGCAATCATGATGGGGCATAATGTTTGGATGCATTGTAATGCTGTACAAGAAGCCAATCGACAAAGCGATACAGGAATAATTCCTGCCATGTTAAGTGCTACTACAGCAGATAAGTCACATAGAGATTATAGCCCTGCACCAAATAAATTTAAAGATATTGTGGATTTGATATTTTCTATCGATAACAAACAAGATGCACTCGATTTGGTTGAATTTTATGGTTCTTATTTTGACAGCATAATTGGTACTAGAGGTAATACAGGGGATCGAATTACTAATGCTAGTGCCAAAGCAGACGAGTTTGGCTTTCCTGCGGTTGACTTTAGTGACCTAAAAGTTGTAAAATCAGAGAAAGCAACACCTATCTTAAACGATAATCTATTTGAATTTTAAATGACACTACCTGATGAAAGATATCGAGCTGTAGTACAGACTCAAAGATTTTTACTTAGAATCTTAACTACTCCTCGAGTTCCCAAAGCCGTTAAAGATGAAGCAAGAGCATGTTTGCGTCATTATCCTAGCGAATACGATATGAAAAAAGTATCACAAACAAGTGCTGACATATTTGCCGAACGCATGGAAGATGTAACAAAATTTTTTAAACAATACGAAAAATCAAAGGCAGAAAAGAATGAAACGTGAATATACTAGCGGTACAAGCGAAGATGTAACATTTTTTATTGGTACAGAAATTGAGCGTACACCTGCTTTTGGTATGCGTACATTGTTTGTTGTAGGTACACACGACGAGCAAGTTATTGTTAGCCTAGCTAAAAACAACGATTGCAATCATATCTATTTTGGAGCTAATCAAAGTTTTGGTACCAACGGAGTTAATGATATCCCGGGATGGAAACCGTGGGAAGATATGATCCAAGGTTGCTTAGATGCAGGGTACTGGTGTACTTTAGATTTTGATGTTTCGGAACACGAAGGTGTTTTAGAAAGTGGCTTAACAGAACATCGTCGATTTATTCCACAAATCAGTGTAAAATTACCATATCTAAGTCAATTAGGCTACAATGCTACAATTAAAATTGATGACAAAGACTTTGATGCAACTAATCCAGGAGTATGGTGTGTTCCGATCAGTGCTATTACACAACGCAAATATTTCACCAACTGGGATGAATATACTAACGATGAAATTATAAAGTGATAAACTACAAAGTACATTCTATTCCTAATCGAGGGTTTTTACTGGTTGATATTCCTGCCGACGTTCTTTCGTCTATAAACAATGAAATTAATAGCATTTCATCTAATAGAACTGCTTCTAAAAAAATGACTAAAGAACTAGTTGGTCAAATTGCAAATGAATTTGAAATGTTTGATTCACGCTCAACAATAGAAAAACTATCATTAGAATTAATAAACGAATATGAACGTCATTTTAAACATGCCAGTTTAAGATGTGATATTTTACAAAATCTTAAATTAAACCCTTCAATGTTTGAACTCGGACCGTTATGGGTTAATTTTCAAAAGAAATATGAGTATAATCCTCCGCACAAACATTCGGGCGTATATAGCTTTGTAATGTGGATTAAAATCCCGTATAATATACAAGATGAACGTAATGCAGAGAACTCTATTGATTCTTTTAGGAATAGCAATGGAATTTTTTATTTTCAATTTATAGATTCTCTAGGGGAAATTAATAAATTTTCGTTTGATGCTGATAAATCATACGAAGGTAAAATGTTATTTTTTCCTGCAGAAATGTGGCATGGGGTAAATCCATTTTTTACATCCGACAACGAACGAATTTCAGTAAGTGGTAATATATTTTTAAAGGCATAACATGAGCACACTAAGACAAGATTGGCGCCCTAATAAAATGATCTGGGTAACTTTTCAAAAAGAGGGCATCCATGCATATCCGGCTGCCGCAACCGAACCGACACTAGCAACTGGAGATGAATATGATGTATCGTTTTTGGCTACTCCTCATCGTCATATATTCCATTTTCGTGTCTGGCTTTCAGTTACCCACAATGATCGTGACGTCGAATTTATACAATTCAAACGATGGTTGGAAAATCTCTACAAAGATGCTATACTAATGTTAGATTATAAGAGTTGCGAAATGATGTCAGATGATTTATATGGCATGATTTCACAAAAGTATCCAGGTCGTGAGGTTTGGATTGAGGTCTCCGAAGATGGAGAAAATGGTAGTTTTATCAAATATTAAAAAGAG